GTAATGTCATATCATAATGAGATGATTCAGTCTGGCGAAATAGTAGACTGGAGAGCTAGGTGTACTGCATATGAGTTTGATTTAAATGTAGCACCAAAAGGAACAGCAACTTAATGGCTATACCTGAAAGAGTAAAAACTAAAATGAAGGAAGAGGGGTTGTCTGGCGTTAATAAGCCTAAGCGTACTCCTAATCATAAAACTAAGTCACACTGCGTAATGGCTAAAGAAGGTGACACATATAAATTTATTCGCTTTGGACAGCAAGGCGTATCAGGTGCTGGTAAGTCTCCTAAGACTGCTAAAGATAAAGCACGTAAGAAATCCTACTATGCACGTCACGATGCACAGGGGAAACCGACCAGCAAGCTGTCAGCGAAGTATTGGTCACATAAAGTTAAATGGTAGTATAGGAGATACACTATGTCTAAAGCAATTAAGACAACAAAGGTTCTAGCAGATGCTGCGGCAGCGGCTCGTGCAGCAGCTAATAAAGCTGCAAGGAACAAGTTGCGCACAGGAAATAAAGCACCTGAAGGTGTAGGAAAAGCAGATGCGGGACGTATGGCTCTTGGTAGGGCTGCTGGTAGAAGCAAAGGCCAAGCGAAAGCGTTAAAAACAAAAATGATAGCACTTGAAAAAATAACAGACAAAAAAGGCGAAAAAGCACAACTCTTAAGAAATGCTATTAATGGTTTAAAAAAACAACTCCCAACACCTGTTATTAAGCAGGTACAGGAACAAGTGAAAGCTGCAGGTATTAGAGCAACAGTAAATAAAAATAAAGGCGGCATGGTAAAACGGAGAAAGTAATGAGTAAGCGAGGAGACAAAAGCGGTCGTGAGGAATTGCGTAAAGTAAAAATTTTAGATATGCAGAAACTTCTGAATGAACCGGGTCTCAACTCTGGTGAGCGTAAATTAGTAAAAGATAAAATTAAAAAATTAAAAGCTGGGGGCAATCCATTGTCTGCAGAATTTGATTTTTTTAATAAGGGGGGTGATGTGAAAAAGAAAAAGGTTCCAGTAATAGCTATATCTGTAGGCATGGCTGAAATGAAAAAAGACCCAAGCAAGAAAGCTAACATGATGCGTGGGGGTACAGCTAATAAAAAAGAACACATGTATTCAGCAGGTGGTTCTGTAACAGACAAACTAAGCCCCGGCCTACGTGCATTAAATAAAACACGCCCAGATGTAGTTAAGAAAATTCTTAGTTAGTTTTATGCATCCCGTAGAGCGTGACATACGTAAGTGGTCACATGATTTCCTAGAAGTACCTAGTGAAAAACTGAACGGCCTACCGCCCTGCCCCTATGCTAAACAAGCGTGGCTAGACAATAAGGTTGTATTTAGTATAAACACAGGGCTAGATGGACTAGCTAAAGAAGTAGCAGACTTTAATGAACACGACTATGACATAGTTGTATGGGCTAATGAGTTACTTCCAGATGTAGAATACCTAGATGGTTGGTGTGATGGTGTAAACGAAGCCTTATCAATCATGGGTAAAGATATGCACCTCATGGTGTTTCATCCAGACTATGATGCAGAAGAAGCAGGTCTGGACTTTTTAGTTGAAGATGGTATAGTAGATGAGAGCCTAGTCTACTGTATGGTATTTGTACAAAGGCTATCTATACTAGATGATGCAGCAATGAGTCTGGAGAAGTCTGGTTATTATAATCACTTTCCTGTGGAAGTGTTTCATTCATTAGTTATAGACAGAAGGAGATTAAGAAATGGCTGAAAAAACTTTTTCTAAACGGATTGGTAAAACTTCCGTAGAAGAAGCCAGAAAAAAACTTTCAAATGCTAGAAGTGATAAAATGAAAAAATACTGGAAAGGTATACTAGAAATTCGTTTAGATGAGTACAATAATTTGTCAAAAGGAGGAGTACCAATGAAGGGCAAAACTAAAATGGCTAAAAAGATGCGGGGCGGTGGTTCTGTAATGGCTAAGAAAATGCGCGGAGGCGGCATGGCTAAGATGGCATCTAAAAAGAAAATGATGCGCGGTGGCATGGCTAAGAAAAAGAAATGAGAAAATGTGCAATTAAATATTTGGGATGGGCTTTGCTTTATATGGGTAGACCTTTTACCAAGGTAGGTGACTGGTTCTGGAAAAAGCATAGACAAGTTCTGGATTGGAATGACTAATGCCTAGAATTATAGATGGCTCTAAGTTTACCACAAAAGGTTTAACTACAGGCACTGGCTCTACAGCACTGTACACAGTTCCAAACGTACATGCTGCTGTAGTGCGCCATCTAAGTCTTACTAATAATAATGCTGCAGCAAAAAAGATAACGATACAATACTACGACTCAAAGGCAACAACGCATTACTTTATAACTGAAGATTTATCTGTAGCTGCAAATTCGTTTGTAAACATAGTAGATGGTAATTTTATTCATTTAAATTCTAGTGATAAGATTATCCTCTCAGCAGAAACAGCAGGTACTATATCTGCATTAATATCCGTTGAAGAATACTACGACCCAAATAGATAAGGTATATAAAATGGCTCCAAGAAAAAAAGCTCCAGCAGCAAAGAAACCAGTTCGTATGTCGAAGGGCGGTTCAACAGTAAACAAAGCTGGCAACTACACAAAACCCGGAATGAGAAAACAACAATTCAATCGTATCAAAGCTGGTGGAAAAGGTGGTAATCCGGGTCAGTGGTCTGCACGTAAGGCACAGATGTTAGCTAAAACGTATAAAGCTGCTGGTGGTGGCTATAAAAACTAATGCCTACCAAGCTAAACGAAAACACAGAAGTCGCACTACCCCTACGTAACATTATAAGCATGGTTGCTGCAGCATCTCTTGCAACATGGGCATACTTTGGTATTATAGAAAGACTGAATCAGATAGAAACTAACATCACCATGATGGAATCTGATTTAGCGCAGAATACAGAATTTCGTATCAAGTGGCCTAGGGGAGATATGGGTAGTTTGCCAGCAGACTCAGAACAGTATATGTTAATAGAGCATCTTGCAGGGGAACTAGAAAAACTGCAGACGGACATAGAAAGTGGTAAAGCCCCATATGACCAGCAGCAGAAGCTAACGCTAGAGTTTTATGAGAAGCGCATTACAAACCTAGAAGAGAATATAGAGAAGTTGAGAAACGGAGATGGTTGAACTTACTTTTGTATTGTTGCTAGTTATGGGTGGAGAGAAGGTAGAATATACACCATATCAATCTTTATCTGAATGTTTATCTGTACGCCGTAAAATAAAACGTAATGTAGGTCCAACTAATAACTTTGACCAGAAATGGTCCTGTAAAGAATTAAAAGTAAAAGTAAAAGATGGTGAGATATTGGAGATTGTAGAGTAAACTATGGCACCACGTAATCATCAAAGCTGGACTAAACAACCTAGCGTAGAGTATATTAACTCCCTCATCTATTCTGACCACAGTTTATATGAACAGGAATTAGAAAACATATTTTCTAAGGTATGGGTTCCCTGCTTTCACAAAAGTGAGCTACCAGAGGCTGGTAACTTTAGAACTGGTCAGATAGCAGGTCAGAACATCCTTGCATATAACACTGGCAAGGAAATAGTAGCCTATCGTAACTACGATGTGAATGAACCTAGTGGCACGTTTGCGGCTCCTATCGTCACCTCAGAGCCAAAGCTACACTGCGAAGTAAGGCATGGCGGCATGGTCTGGGTCACCTTAGACCCTAATCCTACCCAGAGTGTAGAAGAATGGACGGGTGGTGCTTTTGATTGCATTGCTGGTGCAATTGATACCGAAGAGCTAGAGGTATTCCACTATCACAAGGCTATCATAGATACCAATTACAAGCTTTGGCACGATACAAACTCAGAGTTCTATCACGACTTCATGCATTACTTTAATCGTGTGTCTGGTTTTAACGATGAGTACTTTGCCAGAAAGAACATTCCTTTCGATAACGGTCACGTTAACGTCAGCAGCTTCACGGTAAACTATGAAGAGTATGATGGCTTTGAGGATAGAGGTGAACTCTCCTTCCCTACCCTGCCGCCCAACCAATGGTATATGGTTGACTTATTCCCCGGATTTAATTTTAACTTACGTGGGAGTGCTTATCGTAGCGACAGCGTAACACCACTAGGACCAAACAAAGTATTGATTGAGTTCCGTGGATATGGACTAAAGAAAGATACTCCCGAAGAAAGAGCTACTCGTATAAAGCATCACAACTCTATATGGGGGCCGTTTGGTAGAAACCTGCACGAAGACTTACTAGGTGTAGCAGGTCAGGGTACTACAATGCGAGAAGGTACAGAATCCCGTAACATCTTGCATGGTAGACATGAAAATAGTACAATCCACGATGAAGTAGGTATGAGACACTACTATGCAGAGTGGTCTAAATGGATGGGGGTAGAAGCAAACAATCCGTCTATAGCGGCATAACTAACCAACCAATGAGGAATAGAGATGATTGCAGAAACCCTAGCAGGGATTTCGCTTGTAAAGGCGGCAGTAGACGGTATTAAATCTACAATAAATACAGCCAATGATATAGGAGATATTGCTGGCTATATTGATAAATTGTTTGAGGGTGAAAAGCAAGTACAAAAAGACCGGGCTAATAAGTCAGGCATGGGTGTTACAGACCAGTTTGGTGTAAGTAATGTAGCACGAGAAGTAATAGATGCTAAGATTGCAGCAGAAAAACTACAAGAAGTTGCTTCTATGGTTGATATGCGTTTTGGTCCCGGTACATGGAAGGGTATCTTAGCAGAAAGACAAAAGAGAATACAGGAAGCAAGAGAAGCAGCAGCTAAAGCTAGGAGAGAAGCAATACGTAGACATAATGAAATGATGGAGCAAGTTAAGTTAGCTATAATACTAGGTGCTGTTGCTGTAGCTGGAATTGCATTTTTCTTATTTGCCATATTTTCTATTTTTTAACTTGACAAACGTATAAGATAGTGGTATAACTTAAACATGGCACTTAAAAAGTCACAACAGAGTTTAAAGAACTGGACGGGACAGAAATGGAGAACCAAGAGTGGTAAACCATCAGCCAAAACAGGTGAGCGTTACTTACCAGAGGCGGCTATCAAGTCGCTTTCTTCGCAAGAGTACGCAGCCACCACCGCTGCTAAAAGAAGAGGAACTCGTGCTGGTAAGCAGTTCGTCAAGCAGCCTAAAAATATATCAAAGAAAACCGCGAAGTTCAGACGAGGAGTAGGTTAATGTGGACAGCATTGATAGGTCCGATTGCTAATATAGCAGGGAGTTGGATGGATGGCAAAGTTGAACAAACAAAGGCAAAAGCAAGTGCTAATGTCGCAAGAGCTAAAGCTGAAGCGACTATCATGGAAAAGAAAGCCACTGGAGAAATTGATTGGGACATTGAAATGGCTCGTGCTTCGTCTTCAAGTTGGAAAGACGAGTGGCTAGTAATTTTATTTAGTATACCATTAATATTAGCTTTCATTCCGGGTATGGAAGATGTGGTAAGAAATGGATTTGAACAACTCAACAAAATGCCTGAGTGGTATCAGTACTCACTTGGAGTCATCGTTGCCGCTTCTTTTGGAGTTCGTAGTGCGACAAAATTCTTTGGTAAAAAATAATGGCAGCGCAAAAAATATTAGAGTGGAAACTGATTCCGCGACTAATGATGCTAATGATGTCGGTATCAGCGTGGAGAGTAGTGGAGTGGTTCATGACACTGCAAGACCCAACAAGTCAGCAAGCGGCACTAGTGAGTGTAGTCACGGGGGCCATGACAGGTGCATTTGCGGTATGGATGAATCACGAGGGTAAGGAAAATGAAGTACGACCGACACGACCTAGTAAAAGAATTGATAAAGCATGAGGGTCTGCGCCTTCAGGTGTATAAAGATACATTGGGAATTGATACTATTGGTATTGGACGAAACCTAGAAGACCGTGGTATAACTAAAGAAGAGCTAGACGATTTAGATATTCCGTCTATCAACCACGTGTATGAATACGGAATCACCGAAGCTGATGCGGTCTATCTAGCAGAGAATGACGTACAGATTGTCGAGGAAGAACTGTTACGTGCGCATCCTTGCGTAGACAGGTTGGACTCTGTACGTCAGCTTATATGTATAGATATGGCATTTAATATGGGTGTGCCTAGACTGTGTAAGTTTAAAAAGATGTGGGCAGCTATAGAAGCGGAAGACTATCCTACCGCAGCAAAAGAAATGCTCGACAGCAGATGGGCAACACAAGTAAAAGGCAGGGCTACTAAGCTGGCTAATGCAATGCATAACGGAGAATTTTGATGGGTTACATTATAAAAACAAAAGGCACTAAAGGTCAAACATATTATGGTGGTAGAGACCCAAAGAAAGAAAGCATTGCTAAAAAAACTGGAACAGGTAACAAGTATAAACAGTCTCCCGGTTTTTTAGACATGGTTGTGGATTACGTGAAGGAAAAACTTAACTAATGGCTAGAGAACTAACAGAAAAGCAACAAGCATTTTTAAACGTCCTGTTTGAAGAAGCAGGTGGCGATATGGTAATGGCAAAAAAGATGGCGGGATATGCTGACACTTCTGGCACTTCGGAAATTGTTAAAGGTCTTAAAGAAGAAATCCTTGAGGCAACACAAATGTACATGGCTCGTAATGCGCCGAAGGCTGCGATGGCGATGACAGGTGCATTATATGACCCGACTGAGTTGGGTATTCGTGATAAGATGTCTGCAGCTAAAGAACTGCTTGACCGTGTGGGTCTGGTGAAGACAGAGAAGATGCAGGTAGAGGCAAGTGGCGGTGTTATGCTTATGCCACCTAAAGCAATTGTAGAGGATGATGACTAATGGCAGATAAAAAAACAGAAATGGCTGGCGCACGTGAAATAGCACGTTATTTAAATCGCACACGTGATAAAGACCACAGACTTACCACTAAAGATATTTTGGCTATGCCAGACCAAGAAATAGATAGTATTTTAACGGAAATGGCTGGTGGAGATAGGCGTCAGTATTCTTCAGGAGGACTAGCCACTAAAAATTATGTAAATCCTGTTAAAATTGTAGACAACCGTAAAAAGAAAAAATGACACGAAGCATAGGCAAGTGGAAGCTACCGCAGCCAACAGACATCAAAGAAGAAAACGAGTGGATACCTATCCCACGTATTGCACGTACAGTACCATTCGGATATAAACAGGATGATGAAGACCCTGACATTCTTCAACCTATCCAAATAGAATTGGACTTGCTAGAAAAAGCTAGGTCACACGTAAATCAATACAGCTATCGTGAAGTAGCTAACTGGTTAAGTACACAGACTGGCAGATACATCTCGCATGTAGGATTGAGGAAAAGATTACAGTATGAGCGAAGACGTAAGAATCAAGCTGCAAGCCTCCGCAAGTGGGCAGAATATGCGAAAACGGCAATCGCCAAAGCGGAAGAAATCAGTAACCAAAGAACAGGTTCCAAAGCCAGCAGCTAAGATTAAAGAAGTTTCATACGAAACACAAAGCATAGAAGAACACGCTAATGTGTTGTTCAAGCCAAACGTAGGACCACAGACGGAGTTCTTGGCTGCAAGTGAAAGAGAAGTTTTGTATGGTGGTTCAGCAGGTGGTGGCAAAAGTTATGCTATGCTTGCAGACCCACTACGATACATGGGGCATCCACAGTTTAGTGGGCTTCTGCTGCGACACACCACAGAGGAGTTGCGCGAACTTATATTTAAGTCGCAGGAGTTGTACCCGAAAATCTGGCCCGGTATTAAGTGGTCAGAAAGAAAGATGCAGTGGACTGCACCATCTGGCGCAAGGTTGTGGATGTCTTATCTCGACAGAGATGATGATGTCTTGCGCTATCAGGGTCTAGCATTTAGCTGGATAGGTTTTGACGAGTTGACACAATGGGCCACACCTTACGCATGGAATTACATGCGGTCACGTCTACGGTCCACTGCACCAGACTTGCCAATATTTATGAGGGCTACGACCAACCCCGGCGGTAGAGGTCATCAGTGGGTTAAGAAAATATTTATTGACCCAGCCCCTTATAATAGAGCCTACGATGCAACAGATAGCGAAACAGGAGAAGTACTTAGATACCCAGCAGGACACGCAAAGGCTGGAAGACCTTTATTCAAAAGAAGATTTATACCCGCAAGACTTTCTGATAATCCATACCTTGCGGAGTCAGGTGATTACGAAGCCATGCTACTCTCAATGCCAGAGCAGCAAAGAAGACAACTCCTTGACGGAGACTGGGATATTAAAGAGGGTGCGGCTTTTACAGAATTTAATCGTGATGTTCATGTTGTTGAGCCTTTCCGTATTCCTAGTAACTGGGTTAAGTTTAGGGCTTGTGATTATGGTTACGGTAGTAAGTCTGGTGTTGTTTGGATTGCTGTTGCACCTGATGAACAGCTTGTTGTATATAGAGAACTGTACGTTAGCAAAGTCCTTGCCACAGATTTGGCAGATATGATATTGGACTTGGAGGCTGGCGATGGTAATATTAAGTACGGTGTTCTGGATAGTTCTTTGTGGCATAAACGTGGCGATACTGGTCCTTCTTTGGCAGAACAAATGATTAGCAAAGGTTGCCGTTGGAGACCATCAGATAGAAGTAGAGGCAGTCGTATAGCGGGTAAAAACGAAATACACCGAAGACTACAGATAGATGAATTTACAGAGGAGCCTAGACTTGTTTTCTTTGATACTTGCACAAATGTCATATCCCAACTTCCCGCCATACCGCTGGACAAAAAAAATCCCGAAGACGTGGATACAAAGAGTGAAGACCACTTGTATGATGCGTTAAGATATGGTATAATGAGCAGACCAAGATTTAGTATATTTGATTACGACCCAATGGGTAGACCAAGTGGGGGTATGCAAGTAGCAGACACAACATTTGGATATTAAGATGGAAGTAATTTGGACTTTATTATTAACTGTGTGTGATACAAGTTCTTGTGGAACACAGACAATACAGTGGTTTGAACAACAACCGCAATGTATAGAAATGAAACAAATACACGAAGAGATTCCTAAAGACGGGCATTGGAAGTCCGTAGATTATAAATGCACTATCGTAGGAGCAAAGGAAGTATAATGGCTGAAGATGAAATTATGATTGAAGATGACGCTATCGCTCTGGAAGATACAGATGATACAGCTAAAACAGATATTGATGTAAGTAATATTATCCCCTTTATTACTGAAAGATATAAAAAATCAGAAGATTACAGATACCATGACGAAGAGCGTTGGCTCCGTGCGTATAGAAATTATCGTGGTTTGTATGGTCCTGATGTGCAATTTACCGAATCTGAAAAATCTCGTGTATTTATTAAAGTAACAAAAACAAAAACGCTGGCGGCATATGGGCAAATTGTTGATGTCTTATTTGCTAATCAGCGTTTTCCTTTATCTATTGAGCCGACAGAACTACCAGAAGGGGTTGTAGCAGATGTACATTTTGACCCTAAAGAACCGGAACAATTGCGTAGTGAGACTGCACTTTCTAGTCCCTATGGTTTTTCGGGAGATGGAATGGATTTCCCTGCGGGTGCCACAGCCCAAAGTCTTCAAGAAAAACTTGGGGTATTGGAAAATAAACTTGAGCCAATACAAGATAAATTAAAAGAAGGTCCGGGCCAAACACCTACGGCTATTGCATTTAGTCCTGCTTTAATTGCTGCAAAGAAAATGCAAAAGAAAATACATGACCAACTAGAAGAGTCTGGCGCAACTAAACATCTACGTAGCGCAGCTTTTGAAATGGCTTTATTTGGTACAGGTATTATGAAAGGCCCATTTGCCGTTGACAAAGAATATCCTAATTGGGGTGATGATGGTGAATATGACCCAATGTTTAAAACAATACCACAGGTAAACCATGTTTCTGTTTGGAACTTTTACCCAGACCCAGATGCCAATAATATGGACGAAGCACAGTACGTAATTGAGAGACACAAAATGTCACGTACACAATTGCGTAATCTTAAAAAACGTCCTTATTTTAGAAGTGGCGTTATTGATGAAGTTATTGCTACAGGCGAAAACTATACTAAAAAATACTGGGAAGAAGATTTAACTGACTACGCACCCGAACATGGCATTGACCGTTTTGAAGTATTAGAATATTGGGGAATGGTAGATGTAGAGTTACTTGAAGAACACGATGTAAAGATTCCAAAAGAGTTAAAAGAGTTTGATGAGTTGCAAGCCAATGTTTGGATTTGTGGTGGTAAGTTGCTTCGCATGGTTCTTAATCCATTTAAACCTTCTAAGATACCTTACTGTGCTTCTCCCTACGAACTAAACCCATACTCTTTCTTTGGTATTGGTATTGCTGAAAACATGGACGATACGCAGACATTAATGAATGGCTTTATGCGTATGGCTGTAGACAATGCAGTATTGTCAGGCAATTTAATTGTAGAGGTAGATGAAACAAACCTAGTGCCGGGTCAAGACCTGTCCATATATCCGGGTAAGATATTTCGTAGACAAGGTGGCGCACCGGGACAGGCATTGTTTGGTACAAAGTTTCCAAATGTAGCACAAGAAAATATGATGTTGTTTGACAAAGCTCGTGTACTAGCAGATGAAAGTACAGGCTTTCCATCCTTTGCACATGGACAAACAGGAGTTACAGGAGTAGGTCGTACTGCTTCTGGTATTTCTATGTTGATGGGTGCGGCTCAAGGTGGTACAAAAACAGTTATTAAAAATGTAGATGACTATCTTCTTCGTCCTTTAGGTGAGGGACTATTTAGATTTAACATGCAGTTTGACTTTGACCCTGAAATAAAAGGGGACTTAGAAGTTAAAGCTCGTGGTACTGAAAGTCTTATGGCAAATGAAGTGCGCAGCCAAAGACTCATGCAGTTCTTACAAATTGCGAGTAACCCTGCACTCGCTCCTTTTGCTAAGTTCCAATATGTAATACGAGAGATTGCAAAGTCTATGGACTTAGACCCAGACAAAGTTACCAACAATATGGATGAAGCTGCACTGCAAGCAGAAATTATGAAGGGCTTCCAAGCTCCAATGCCGGAGCAGGGACAAGCACCAGCAGGTGCTAATCCTATGGACCCAACAGGTGCAGGTGGTGGCAATATAGGTACGGGACAAGTTCCTGTTCCGGGTGAACAAGGATTTAGTGCAAGTGAACAACAAGGAAATACTCAGCAAACTCAAGCCGCTGGTCAGCAACAGCCGCCAATGGGGCCACTTCAGTAAGTATTTAGATATGCTTATTGAACAACAACATCGTACTTTAGAACAAGGCGATAGTACAGTATTAATGCACCGTGCGCAGGGAGCAATTGCGGTGTTGCGTAGTATTAAAACATTAAGGGATGCAGTCAATGGCTAAGATGGCAAAACAAATGGAACTCTTTGATGAGGGTGGCCTTATGGATGAAGGTGGTACAACAGACCCTGTGTCTGGGAATGATGTGCCACCCGGTTCAACACAAGAAGAAGTTCGTGATGACATTCCTGCCCAACTCAGCGAAGGTGAATTTGTTGTACCCGCAGATGTAGTACGCTATGTTGGCCTTGAAAATTTAATGCGTATGCGGCAAGAGGCCAAGCAAGGTTTAGCTGAGATGGAAGCTATGGGTCAGATGGGTAATAGTGAAGAAGCTACAATGCCAGACAATTTACCTTTTAATGAATATGACCTAGATATAGAAGATGACGGATTAGAAATGAATGTAGGTGGATATGTACCCCCATCAATTAATCCAATGACAGGTGTATATCCAACAGGCACAAGTGGTATAGCAGGATTTCAAAATTATCAAAATCAACAAACAGGTTTTACACCTTATGGTGGCCCTGCTCCATTTTTTCAACCAACACAGTTTACTGGTCCACAGTATACGACAGCGTTGCAAACAACTAATTTACCAACATTTTCAGAAACCCTTGGTGGTAATTTAGGAAAGTATGATGAATTAATAAAATATCAAAATGCTGCTGGTCAAATTTTACAAATACCTTTTAAGAATGGTCAGCCTATCTATCCTGTGCCTCAAGGATATAGTAAGGCACCTGATGAACCTAAAGAAGAAACTACAACTTCAGAAACAACTGTAACTCCAATAATGGGACAAACTCAAACTCGTCAAGATACGGGTGATGGTAGAGAAGACCCTAGTGTTTTTATAAGTGGACAAACTAAAAAAGATTTTGAAGAGGGTAAAGAAGCAAGCAAAGATAGATTTGCTATTTCAGGAAGAAGAGGTCTTGACTTAGTTAGTATGGTTCCGGGCGGTAATTTTGTAAGGGAGCTATTAGGTATACCAGAAATAGCACCTATGTTTCAAAAAGACCCGGAGTCTTTACCTACTCAATTAGGTGGTCCATCTGCTCCTTTTGGTCCAAAGGATTTATCGCAATTACCAACAGTAGGCAAACCGTCAGAAAGCATCTCCCAAACAGTAAAACAAGGTTCTTTACCAAGTCCCACTGGAAGTCTTATACAGTTGCCTAAAGACTTTGCAGGACTTTTACCGGCAGATGTTAGGGTAGCCCGTAATCTAAGAGCTTTAAGAACACAACTAGGAGTAGACCCAACAAGGTATGCGTCTTTAGGTTCTAATAATCGCGCTGGTGATTTTGACCCTTCTTCTGGTGGTTTCTTTAATAAACAGGGTATAGCTGTTAATCCCGATACTGGTGATGCTGCACGTACCAGCAATGGCAGTATGAGCTATAAAAGCCTAGCAGAATATAGAGAGTCTATAATAGCTGGAAGTGAGTCTGGCTGGCGTGGCGGTCAAGTAGGTAGAGACAAATTTGGAAAGTTAAGTCTTGAGCAGCAAAGTAGATACAATGATTTTGCTAAGAGAATGGGTTTAGAAAAAGATGGCACTCGTAGTGTTGACCAAATAAAAGACGACCAAAGAGAAGCTGCAAACAAAGAAGCTGCTGAAGCTGCTAGGGCTGCACCATTTGACCCTAGTAATCCGGCTGGTACATCTCCTACAGTAAGAGACAGTGCGGTTGATAGCAAAGACAAGGGCGGTGATGGAGCTTTTGGTGGATTAAGTGATAGACAAGCTGACGCAGCAAAAGGAAGCAAAACTGAATCAGGTAAATCTATTGGTGGCAATCCCGGTGATAAATCTAGATTTAAGTCTGGCGGTCTAGCTAAACAAATGAAGCGAAGTGGATTAGCTTCTAAAAAATAATCCACAATATGTTGGCTACTCACTCCCCACACCCGACAGTGTGGCTACAGTGGCCCCAACAAGGAGAAGTATAATGGCTGAAGAAGCTACAATTATGGCTGAAGAAATGAAGCCCGAAAAGAAAATTGCGTTTGCAAATCGTAAATATAGTAACGAAGAAAAACGCAAGATGGAAGAAGAAGAACTAGAACAGTTGATGAAAGAACAAAAAGGTGAGGTAGAAGAAAAACCAGAACCTGAAGAAGAACCTAAGAACGCAGAAGAAAAAACATTTAAGAAGCGTTATTCTGATTTGCGTAGACATCAACAGCAGCAGTCTGAAGATTTTAAAAAAGAAATAGAAGCACTTAAATCTCAACTAAGTAAAGCTGCTCAGAAAGAAATGAAGCTACCTAAGTCTGATGAAGACATTGAACAGTGGGCAGCAGACTACCCAGATGTAGCAGCCATAGTAGAAACAATTGCTACCAAAAAAGCTAGGGAACAATCTACTGCTCTTGAAGAGCGTATGAAAGCAATTGATGAATTGCAGTCTAGTGCCACAAAAGAAAAAGCTGAAGCAGAATTAATGCGCATACACCCTGACTTTGGTGATATACGAGAAAGTGACGATTTTCACAATTGGGCAGATGAGCAACCAAAGTGGGTACAAGATGCTCTGTATGACAATGACAATGATGCACGTTCTGCCGCTAGAGCTATAGACCTATACAAAGCTGACATGGGGATTGGTAAAGAAAAACCTAAGTCAGATAAAGATGCAGCTAAATCTGTGGCTACAAAAAACTCTCGTAGCAAGCCACAAAATAGTGAATCAAGTACCTATCTAAAAGAATCTGAAGTACAAAAAATGTCAGCACAGGAATACGAAAAAAATGCTGATGAAATAATGGAAGCTATCCGCAGTGGTAAATTTGTGTACGATGTGAGTGGGTCAGCCCGATGAGCATTATATATACGCCGGAAAGTGACCTACATTTATTCGCTCCTTTTGGACCAACTATGGGATACTACCGTATGCCAGATGAGTTGGTTAAGCAACTAAACGATAAGATGTCTGACAAGCTGGATGATTATTCTGACCAGCTAGTTGGCAAAGTATCAGCAGAACTAGCATTTGATGATGATATTATATCAATTGCACAAAAGGGGCTAGGCCAGTTTATTGGTAAGTATCAAGCGTACTCAGACCATAGAAACTCTATGGGTGCAAAGAGATTGGACACAGACAACTTTAACTACGGTTTGCAAGTAGTTTCCGGTTGGTTTGTACGACAATTTGAAAACGAGTATAACCCTTTACATATCCACACAGGTTCAAGATTATCTTGTGTGGGTTATCTTAAACTTCCAGAAGGAATTGAGAAAGAATGGGAAGAGGATTACAAAGACCACCATCCTTCTAATGGACATATACAATTTGCAGCAGGTACGTCAGCAGGATATGCTTGTACAAATTTTATAGTAAAACCACAAGTTGGTGACTTCTATGTATTTCCATCACATCTATTTCACTGCGTATATCCTTTCTATACAAAAGGTGAGCGTAGGTCTTTCAGCATGAATATGAACTTTATTGAAGTGCCGAAAGAAAAAAAGGTTGACAAATAGTTATTTATAAGTATAACTATAGTCATACAAACGTGTAACATTATTGCGCGATAGTGTTACACATATCAGCAAACAGAACAGTCTCACGGATTACCTGAAGAATTTGGCCTGACCCGTACAGTCACACCCAGATAAAACAGCCTCTGAACGTCTTAAAGTTTGCATCTGTGAATGCCAAAATGGAGAAATAATCATGGCTTTTTCTACAGCAGCCGGATATGGTAATCTCCCTAACGGTAATTTTTCACCCGTTATTTACAGCAAACAGGTGCAACTTGCTTTCCGCAAGGCATCTATTGTTGAAGCAATCACCAATAATGACTACTTTGGTGAAATTGCGCAAATGGGTGATTCCGTTAAGATTATCAAGGAACCGGAAATCACAGTCAAGGAGTATGCTCGTGGTACGACTATTACCCCGCAAGACCTTGACGATGAAGAGTTCAGCCTTACGATTGACAAAGCTAACTACTTTGCTTTCAAGGTGGATGACATTGAAGAGGCACACTCTCACGTAAACTTCCAGTCTCTGGCAAGTGACCGTGCAGCGTATCGCCTTGCCGACCAGTTTGACCAAGATGTTCTTGGCTATCTGTCAGGCTTTAAGCAAGCACAGCTACATGCTGTTGCTTCTGCTGTTAACACTACTGTTAATGGTGCAAAGGCTGTAACTACAGCTTCTGCTGGTGCCAACTTAGTTGGTGCTGAACTACTTGCTTCCATGTCTTTGGATGCATCTGACTTTACGCAGTCAAACGGAACCGCAGGTACAGCTAACCAGTCCATTGGTCTGGAAGCACGTGCTGGTGGAGCCACTGCTACTAAGTCAGGCACTACAGGTAATGCTTTTGCTTTGCAAATCATTGCACGTATGTCACGTCTTATGGACCAACAAAATGTTGATACCAACGGACGTTGGCTTGTTCTTGACCCTGTATTCATCGAAATACTGAAGGACGAAGATTCACGTCTTCTGAACTCTGACTTCGGTGGTTCTGGTCTACAGAATGGTCTTGTTTTGAATAGCCTACACGGTTTCCAAGTGTATACGTCAAACAACCTACCTTCGCTTGGCACTGGCCCTGCAACTACTGGTGGTTCAAACACGTCTAACATGGGTGTAATCGTTGCTGGTCATTCTTCTGCTGTTGCAACTGCAGAGCAGATTAATAAGACTGAAACCTATCGCGACCCGGACAGCTTCGCAGATATTGTCCGTGGTATGCATTTGTATGGTCGCAAGATTCTTCGCCCAGAAGCAATTGTGACTGCTGCTTATAACTTAGCTTAAAGGAGGATTGAATTATGGCTCTTGGTGATAATACTACCTCTGTAGCACGAGGAAATGATGCACGTGGTCGTAAACCTTATTTGCTTTCAGCAGAGTTAAATTTTGCAACGGCTGTAACAGATAAGGGTACTGCCCTTGCTGCTAACGATGTGATTCCCGGTCTGACTATTCCGGCTAATACTCTCATCATGTGTGCTGGTCTTGAGGTAACTGCTGCTCATGCAGGAACTTCAACCGATACAGATTTTGATTTCGGTATTACTGGTGGAGACTTGGATAACTTTGTTGACGGATTTGACTTTGATGGAGCATCTGTAGGTGACTACGCATTTAAGGCAGGACAAACTCCTGTTCTTATTGGTGGCACTTCTGACACCATTGACATCGAAATTCAAGCAATGACTGGTACAACAACGGGTGGTAAAGTCCGTATGTTTGCTGTCTGCATGGATGTAGATGACCCCGGTGTTCTGACTGCTGACGAAGTAGACCGCGACACACTCGCATAAAATAACGTGATGGGGCAGGGCAACTTGCCCCCTCACTTTCATTAAAGGATTTAACATGGCATACGATTATCTTGGTTTGACAAATGAAGTTCTTGCCCGTATGAATGAACCTGCTTTAACAGCAGCTAGTTTTACTTCGGCTAGAGGATTTCAAATACAATGTCAAAACGCAGTAAACGATGCCATTAATTATATTAATCAAAGAGAATTTGGTTGGCCTTTTAGCCACGCTACACAAACAGAAACACTTGTAGCAGCACAAACTCGTTATACTATTCCAACAGGAACACAGCACGTAGATTACGAAACCTTTCGTATAAGCAAAGATAACACACTTGGTGTTGATGCCGTTACGTTGCGCGTAATAGATTATAAAGAATATATAGATAAACATATTAGTCAAGAAACAACAACAGATGTCGGTGGCGTTCCATCCTATGTATTTAGAACGCCCGATAATAACTACGGCTTATACCCTTACCCAGACAAAGCATATACACTAAAGTATGAATATTACTCTCGTCCCACAACACTGACCGCTGCAACGGATGTCCCTACTGTACCTGAACAATTTAGACAGGTTGTTGCAGATGGGGCAACTGCTCATGCTTATCAGTACAGAGGCGAGGCACAGCACTACGGAATTAACTTTGCTAGATTTGAAGATGGTATTAAGCATATGCAATCAATCCTATTAAACAGGACAGACTATGTGAGGTCAACTTATCTTCCCCATTCCGGTAGATATGGTATTAACGTAGCTGGATTTTAGAGGTCAATATGGCAGATACTTCCGGCCTTAACCCATACATGTTTGCTTGTGAAGGGGGTTTAATACTAAACCAAACACCCTTTGCACAACAACCCGGTACAGCGACTGAACTAGAAAACTTTGAACCTGCTATTACAGGTGGATACCGTAGAATATCTGGCTACGATAAATGGAACTCTAACATAGTTCCGCAAGATGCCAGTTCAGCAGAACCTGTTTTAATGTCAGCCTACTTTAAGGGCAATGTTATTGCCGCAAGAGGTGGTAAAGTACATAAAGGAGCATCAACTGGTAGCTGGACGCAGATAGATACAGGCAGAACTGATGCAGGAAGGTATACTTTTTTTAGATACAATTTAGGGGGAACAGACTTTATAGTGTGGGCTGATGGGTCTAACCCAGCTTCAAAGTATGATAATAGTACAGTAACGGACCTAACTGCAGCAAACTCTCCAGCAAACCCTAAGTATGTAACAGGTTTTAAAAACGCTTTATTTTTTGCTGGCATGTCTGCAAGTCCACAGGAAGTTATATTTACTTCTCCGTATACAGACGATGATTTTTCACCAGCCAATGGCGCAGGAAGTATACAGGTAGACGATACTATTACGGCTTTATATCCTTATCGTAATGAGCTATACATATTTTGCGAAGAAAGAATTTTTAAACTAGTAGGGAACACTATATCTGATTTTGTTCTGCAACCTGTAACCAGAGAGATAGGGTGTATCAACGGATTTACAATACAAGAATTTGCAGGTGATTTAATATTCTTAGGTAAGGATGGATTACGCACAGTAGCTGCTTCAGAGAAAATTGGAGATGTTGAGCTAGGTACAATTAGTCGTGTGATACAACAAAGGTTTGACGGTGTTTCAAACGTAGATGAATTTAACAGCGTAGTTATACCAGACAAGACACAGTATAGACTTTTCTTTTCAAATGCATCCATAGGAAGAGATAATACAAAAGGTGTTATATGTGTTAAGCGAAATCAAAACTATGAGTTTGCAGACTTAAAAGGAATACGAGCAAATAGCACAGATAGTGTAGTTGTATCAGGAGACAGCATAGTATTACACGGTGACTTTGATGGTTACGTCTATCGACAGGAACAGGGTAATAACTTTGATGGAAATACTGTAACTGGTAAATATCGCTCTCCTGATTTAGTCATGGGCGATGCTGGTATCAGAAAAAGATTTCAAAGAGTAATAATAAACTATGCACCTGAAGCTGTTGTCAATGCTGACTTGTTTGTTAGATATGATTACGAAACAGGAACTGCGCCAAGACCAGCAGCGTATCCATTTTTAAACACTTCTGTTGTCGCTGTGTATGGTTCATCTCTATATGGCACAGCAACTTACGGTGGACAGATTAATCCCATCATAAGACAACCAATTGAAGGCAGTGGATTTTCAATAGCACTTAGAGTAAATGACAGGGGTACATCCGCACCTTACTCTTTAAAAGGATTTCAATTAGAATTTCAACCTGACGCAAGGAGATAATTTATGGCAGGTTACACCAGACAATCTACGTTTGCTGACGGAGATGTTATTCAAGCAGCCGATAGTAACGATGAGTTTAATCAGTTACTAGCGTCTTTTGTAAACACAACCGGACACAAGCATGATGGTACAACAGCAGAAGGTCCAGTTATTGGTTTAATTGGAGACCCCGGTGTAGCTACGCCATTAAATAAAGTTGTTGTTGACAATACCAATAATCGTGTAGGACTATTTGTTGATGCAGGTGGTGCTGGCTCGTCAGTAGAACAACTTCGTTTTCAAGATGGTGCTATTGTACCTGTTACTGATAATGATATTGATTTAGGTACAGCGTCTTTAGAATTTAAAGATGCTTTTTTTGATGGCACAGTAACTACAGATGCACTTGTAGCAGACACTGTTGACATTAACGGTGGTACTATTGATGGCGTAACTATCGGTGCAAATAGTGTTATAACTAATCTAGTTGTAGATAATATTGCTATCAACGGGTCAAACATAGGACACACAGGTGACACTGATTTACTTACACTAGCTTCTGGAATACTTACTGTAGCTGGCGAAGTGTCTATGACTACGTTAGACATTGGCGGTACTAATGTTTCATCCACTGCTGCTGAACTAAATATACTAGATGGGGTAACTTCTACAACTGCAGAATTAAATTTAGTAGATGGTGATACATCCGCTGGAACAACAGCCGTAGCAGGTGGTGACGGTATTGTTACTAACGATGACGGTACAATGCGCCAGACAACTGTAGATACTTTTGATACCTACCTTTCTCAAACTACCAAAACTCTCACAAACAAAACTCTCACAACTCCTGTAATAGCTGAAATTGACAGTGGAGCAGATATTACATTAGACGCTACCGCTGACATTATTCTGGATGCTGGTGGTGCAAATGTAATATTTAAAGATGATGGCACGTCTATACTTGACATTGCTAATAATTCATCTGACGTAGAACTTACAGTAAGCACTGCAGATAAAAACTTTGCTATCAAGGGTACAGATGGTTCTTCTGGGATTACTGCTCTTGACATTGATATGGCTCTTGCAGGTAAAGCTACCTTTAGCGGAGATGTTGTTGTAACTGGTGACTTGACTGTTACAGGCGATGACATCACTATGAACACTAATACAGCAGGTCACATGCTTGTTGGCGATGGAACAAACTATAATCCTGTGGCTATCTCCGGCGATGTTACAATGGCAGGTACAGGTGCAGTCACTATTGCAAGTGCAGCCGTAGAAAGCTCTATGCTTAATGCTAATGTTATTACAGGGCAGACGCAAGAAACTACCATTGATACATCTAACGATTTACTTTTATTCTACGACAACTCTGCTACTGCTCTTAGGAAAGTTCCTGTAACAAACTTAGTGTCAGCAGCAGGTGGTCTAACAGATGTTGTAGCAGATACATCTCCACAACTTGGTGGAAATTTAGATACAAATAGTCAAAATATACTTATTGATGATGCTCACTTTATTGCTGACGAAAGTGGCAATGAACAAATTATATTTCAGACAACAGGTTCTGCAGTCAATCAAATTGATGTAACTAACGCTGCTACAGGCAATGCTCCTGAAATATCAGCTACGGGTGACGATACTAATGTCAGTCTAAAGCTGACACCAAAAGGTAGTGGACAGGTTTTACTAGACGGTAATGTCGGCATAGAGAGTGGCGTTATTGATTTAAAAAACGGCGGTGCTGTTTCAAACATAAAGTTCTACTGTGAATCTTCTAACGCACACTATACTGCGCTGCAATCTTCTGCCCACTCTACTTACTCAGGAGATGTTACACTAACTTTACCACCTGCAACAGACACACTCGTTGGTAAAGCAACCACGGATACTCTTACAAATAAAACTCTAACTACACCTATAGCTAACGCAGGTATACAATTAAAGAACGGTGCTACTAGTGCAGGTTTCTTAGAGTTTTTTGAAGACAGCGATAATGGAACTAATAAAGTTACATTAATAGGTCCGGCTGCTACGGGTGACGTAACAGTAACCTTACCAACTTCTACAGGTACAGTTGCTTTAACGTCTGACGTACCAAGTAGTGGTATTTCTAGCGGAAACGTGGCTACCTTTACAAGTGGCGCAGTAGACAATGACTTTCTTCGTATTGATGGAACAACTATTGAAGGCCGTTCTGCATCTGAGGTTCTTTCGGATATTGGCGCACAGGCTTCTTTAACATTCGGTATATCAAATACGAATGCAGTTAAGATTGATAGTGCTTCTGTAGCTGATGATGAGTACGCTAGATTTACTGCAAGTGGATTAGAGAGTCGTTCTACCTCAGAAGTTCTTTCAGACATTGGTGCAGTAAGTGCAGCAGTTGCATCTGCGGATGCTACAGCTTTAGCCATAGCCCTTGGCTAGTTAAATAGGGCTTGACAAATTACTATAGTTATGATATAATTATAGTATATTAGATATAACATAGGAGTATATATCATGGCAGACGATGCCTCAGTAACCGTACAGGCAACGGTATTGCCTGATGAGATTGCCAAAACTATTTCTGGTAGCATGACAATAGCACCTGCAGATGCAAATGACAAGTGGTATTATAAGCTAACCAGTGTTTCTAACTCAAGCACAGATTTAATTGCAGGTTACTTTACAGACTATACTGCTGTAGATGATGATACCGCACCAACGGCTGTTCATACTGCAGATAAAGTAAACTTCCTGTTTATTAAAAACACAGACTCAAGTAACGATGTGTATATTGTATTAGACGCTGGCACTGCATCAACAAGTGTTACAGACGGAATTAAGATTAAAGCCGGACATTCTTGGTATGCTAATCTTCCTAACACAACTGTTGCAGATATACATGCAATTTCCTCTACAAGCACAGTAACTTGTATTGTAGCAGCATTGCTTGATGATGTAGCGTAAGGAGCAGGTCATGGCTAATACTTTTAAAGTAAAGACGTTTGATGGGTCTGGCACAGCAGCCAATGCGCTGATGAATATATACACTGCACCTACGTCTACAACGACTGTAATTATTGGCCTGACCATTGCAAATATTGCGGCAAGCCAAATTACAGTAGATATTAAGTTAAGTGCTGCATCTACAGTCTTTTTGGTAAAGGACGTACCCATTCTTGCAGGAGCATCTTTAGAGTTTATGGCAGGTAATAAAGTAATAATGGAAGCTGGGCATACTATTAGCGTAACTTCCAATACTGCAAATAGTGCTGACTCTACTCTAAGTATCATGGAGATAACTTAATGGCGTATATAGGTCGTGACCCCAACTTTGCCGTTATTACAAAATTTATATATACGGCAACAGGGGGCGAGACAAGTAAAACTGGTTCAGATGATAACAGTAAGTCATTGTCATTTACTACTAGCAATGTCGTAACTGTGCATCTGAACGGTATTTTACTTATATCAGGTACAGATTATAATACTAGTACATCTAATACAATTGCAGGATTAAGTCCTGCATTGTCAGCTAATGACATATTAGAAGTCACCGTGTTTGGAACTTTTGGTCTTGGTGATGCCGTGCCTATCGCTGGCGGCACATTTACCGGAGATGTTACATTTGGTAATGATGTAGGTGTTAGTGGTAGGGCAGTTGGTCATGTAACCACTGACAACGATGGTAGTTTTGATTTGTCTGTTGGCAATGATTTTAAATGTACACCATCAGGCAACTTTACTTTGACTTTTACTAACGGCGATGCAGGTCAATCTGGTAATATCTTTTTAATTAACAGCGGTGGTCATACGGTGTCAGCCCATGCTGATATAGCTATTAATGCTACTGCACTTACAGCTTTAACAACGGCTGGAACGTATCACCTTGCTTATTACTGCAGTGTTGATAGCGGCACTTCTAATACCATAGCAGTATCAGTATCGGGTGCGTTAACTTAATGAGCATAATTAAAGGCAATCACGCAGGACTAGGAGGAGCAGGTGCGCCGGGTGGTGCGTTAAGTGGGTTTTACAGCTATACGATTGACCAGTCTGTACGTTTTAATGATGATGATGACCCTAGACTATCAAGAACTTGGGGAGCAGCGGCAACAGACGATACTACTTGGACTGTTTCAATGTGGGTTAAAAGGGCTAGTCAAGACGGTGGTGGCTGGCACACTTTATTTGCAGAAGAAAGTGAGGCGTGGACTGTTTGTGCTTTTTACAATGACACTCTTTACATTCAGATAAACGCTGGTGGTGCGGGTCACTATATTCAAACAAACAGATTGTTCAGGGATTTTTCAGCTTGGTATCACATAGTTGTTGCATTTGACGAAGATAATGGCACAGCAGCGCATCGTCTCAGATTGTATATTAACGGCACTGAAGAAACATCTTTTGCTACAGACCAGCGTAGCAGCATAAGTAGTAGCAGTAATTCAAATTGGAATACGAATGGTAAATCATGTGCGATTGGTGCAAGAAGTGCCAGTAACAATAGTTTAAACTTTGATGGCTACATGGCTGAGTTTCACAACATTGATGGTCAGCAGTTAACACCAAGTTCATTTGGCGAAACTAAGGACGGGGCGTGGGTGCCAAAAGCCTACTCAGGTTCACATGGGGATAATGGTTTCTATCTTCCCTTCGATGATTCAAGCGCAATTGGTGACGATGAAAGCGCAAACACAAATGACTGGACTGTTGCTAACCTAGCCGCAACCGATGTAGTTTTAGACTCTCCCACGAATGTTTTTGCTATTTTTAATCCATTAGATATATCAGGCACTGGTCTTACATACTCTGAGGGTAACTTAAAAGCAGAACGAACAAGCAGTAGTTTTGCACAGGCGTACAGTAGCTTTTCTTTTGATAGTGGGAAATGGTATGCAGAGTTTTTATTAGACACCGGAAACAGTGGTGTTGGTGTTATTGCAGGAACAACAAATCCCGGCGCAAACCGATATATGGGACAAGACAGTTACACTTACGCATATTATTCTGATGGACGTAAAGTAAATAGCGGCTCTTATACATCTTACGGAGATAGCTATTCAGTTGCCGCCGATGGGTCTGGGGATGTTGTGGGCGTTTATATAGATGCAGATAACGGCAATATATATTTCAGCAAAAACGGTACTGTGCAAAACTCTGGCACAGCAGCATTTACTAGCGTAACTGGCCCGTTTAGATTTGCAATAGCTTCCGAATCAAACTGTTTTCACATAGCGAACTTTGGGCAGGATGATACATTTGCTGGGTTAAAAACATCGGGCAGTGCAGCGGCAAGTGACAGCAATGGCATTGGTAAGTTCTACGACAGCATAGGTTTGTCTGATTATCTTGCGCCTT